CTACCTGCCCTGCTCCGCCACTGCGGCCTCCAGGCTTCCCCTGGCGGCGCGGCAGGCGACCAAATCCGCCCGCGGAGCATCGAGCTGCGGCCGGTAGTGCCGCGCGCCAATCCAGACACCGCCAGCAGCGCCGAGGCCGACCAGCAGCAGGCAGGCCAGCGCGACCGAGAACGCACGGGCGGAGATCACGACAGCACCCTCTTCGCCCACTCCCACAGCGCCAGGCGCTCCGCCTGACAATTCATGCCGCCGTTAATCGTCCGGGTAATAAGTGCAAAGCTGCCCGAATCGGCCAGATCGTTGAGCCCATGCGCCGCCCACCACCAGGCGCTCGACCTGGCCGCGTGCTCGGGCTGCTCCAGCAACTCGGGCTCAGCCTCCAGCGGCAGGCCGAGGCCGGCCCCGGCAGCCCGGTAGTTCTTACGGCCGGTGATTTGCAGCAACCCTCGACCGCGGAACCGCCAGCCGTCGCCGGAGGCCTCATCGCCGTTCCCGGTGCGCGATGCGTAGGCATTGGTGGCGATCGCCTGCGGATTGCGCGCCAGGCGCTGCGCCAGGGCGTTGGGCTGGCCATCGGCACCGAGGTACCGGCTCGGCCAGGTCGCAGCCAAGCCGCGGGCGCTATAGTTAAGGTTCTCAACCAACTGGGTCAGGTGGGCGCTCTCGTGCCCGACTTGGGCGAGGAACGCGGCGACCCGCACCGGCGAGGTAATGCCGAAGCGCCCCATGGCAGCATTCAGTGCGGGCACAAAAAAGCCGGCGTGATGGCCGGCGTTGGGAAGTATCTGCAGCAACTGCTGCTCGGTAATCAGCATCGGTGCTCTCCCGAGGCACCAAAGAAAGCCCGCAAGTCTTTGAATTTGCGGGCTTTGTCGTTTCTGGCGGCGTAAATTTGGCGTAACCAGAAAAAGAGCAGCCCGACACAGGCCCCTGGTTGGTGTTGCTGGAGGGATATTCAGGCGCTCCTCCTCATCTCCCCCTTGCAGCGCCGCATGAAGTCAGCCATTCGCCAAGGGTACGCGCAGCTCATCGCCATTCGCTGGCATGCCGTACCCACCTCAAATACTGTATGTACATACAGTAACGACTCGTACCCCCCAACTACAGCATGTCCTATTCCGATCCCAGGCATCGCCACGGTCAGCGCCTGACCCAATGGCTCGCAGCGATCCGGCAGCACGCAGCATGGCTGTATGCCGCTGATGAGCAGTACCTGTATCTGGTGGCCGAGGCAAACGAACTCTACCAGTGCGGAATCGTGGGCCTGCAAGACAGGCACGATATGGTCACCGACGCGCTCGGCATGTACTCCTGGGCGATCGAGCACGGCATAACGCGCGAGACGCACTACTGCTCGGACTGCTGCTACGACGTGCTCGACGGCGGCGTCGTCGTCGGGAGCGTGGACGACGAGGGCATCTACCACGGGCCCGCACCCGCACGACAGCGGCTGGGCTACCTCGGCCGGGATCCCCTGGACGGGATAACATACTTGCGCCTGGGCCAGGCGCTTGAGCGCGCCGGCGTTGTGCGCGGTCTGGAGATCGAACTCGACGCAGGCGGGACGCTGCTGCTTGTCGAGCAGATCCCCAGCGACTTCCGGCCGTGGCGTTGGCCCACCTGAACTACCCTTACCGCACCACTTCGGCCGGAGCGATGCGATGTGTGGCAGGCTTTCGCAGTACACGGGACTTCACGAGTTCGTCGACGCGCTGTCGATTCCCAACGCGCTGGTCAACCTTGTCGGCGAGCAGCCCGAGCGCTACAACGTCGCCCCATCGACGACCGTGACGACGCTCAGATTGGAAGGGGACGCCCTGGTCGT